TGTAAGATTTTCAATAAAAATCTTATTCTTAGCCTTAGAAATTTTTTTAATTTTGACAATAGAGCCAGCGTACTTATAAAATTTATTTGCGATTGGTTTCTTGGATATCATGGCGTTCCTCCACAGTTTTGAAATTCAAATACCGCAATACTTTATTTAGCTTTTTGACTTCTACATCAATAGATGCAGCACATCTTAAACAGGTCAAGTCAATATAGTTTTTTTGGAAAGCATAATACTGTTGACCAGTAAACATACGCCCAGCGCAATGCTGACAATAGATACCAGTAGCTTTTACCATGTTAGTTTAACCAGCAGTTATACTCGGCTGTAACAATACCATTCTCAGGGTGTACAAAATACAGTGACTGAGATGGTCTGCCAGCAGCAGCAAGAACTTCTGCAGCATATGTATTAACTGACTCTGGGCTCCCTGAAATTCTTAACTGAACAGTATTGAATGTCATCTTGGTAGGAGTATGAAAGTGACCAATGAAGATATCATCAAAGTCTTCATCCAAAGCCCCAATCTTCCAACCATAAGCTTTCTTCTGGAACGAATGGAAGGCAGAAAGGCTACCGAATTGATCACCATGACAAAGCATTGCTTTATAGTTACCAATTGTGTCAACGGCATACCAATGTCTTTCACCACGACCATCAGGAATTTTAAACTCAACACGCTTTTCTTTTTCAAACATTAATTGAGTGATACGATAAAGCATTCTGTCACCATTAGTTTCAGGGTCATGGTCTCGTCTTGCACGACCACCAATAGAACCATGATTACCAATAACACCAACAAATGTTACTTTCTCAAAGTTTTCCAACATCTTGTTAATAAAATTCTTCATGATGCGTGGACCATCAACAGTGATTTGTCTATACAAACCACCATCAACTAAGAATGATTGACCTGGGAAAATCAACTCACCTTCAATAATATCTCCCAAAGCCCAAATTCTAAGTTCCTTAACAGGGTGATCTTTTCTTTGGATTTCGGTAAGTTGAATTACCTTCTCAGCAAAAAGCTCAATACGCTCTTCACAAACTTTAGAATTATAATCAGGAGTGACCTTGGCAAGTTGCCAGTCTGCTAGAACTGCAACAGCGACTTCTTCGCCCTTAGTTTTTCTATCAAACTTTGGCTTGTTCACTGGTACATACTTAATTGTTTCAATATCTTCTTTTACAGCACGATAGATAGCACCAGCTAAATCATCACTCTTTGTTTTCAACTTTGTGTATTCACTAAGAAGCTTATTATAGGAAAGCCTCAATTCACTATCATTGGATGGAATTGATCCAGTCAATGGGTCTGGTTGCGTATCAAACAATCCATTATCCCTTCTATGTTTACATAAACCATTAATATCAATTGATTGACGACACAATTTGTCAGCGTATTTATGATTCGCTGTTTGTGGTTCAAACTCTATTCCACAACCTTCACCTGCACAAACTTTCATAAGGACTCCTTTGGGTTCTTTACAGCATATCACAATGATATGTCAAAAGTTGCTATGGGAGTCTTTTTTTAATAATTATAGCTCTTGATGCATTTTTCTTTTTAGTATGAGGTTTTACTTTGTTAGCAGTTTCCCTCATTTTAGCACGATGACTATCTGACATCTTATTCCCTTCCTTATGCAAGGCGCTATGCTCTTGCGGAGTGCATAAGAATAGATTAGACAAACGATTGTCTACTTTAATTTCATTAATGTGATGAACAGTTTCCCAAGGCTGTAAATACCTGCCCAAATATTGTTCAATTACAAGCCTATGCTCATAAGTATAACCACGAATGTTCTTAGGATGATCTGGCTTTAATACCCGAACATATCCTTTATCGTCAATATACTTTCCACCATTATAATTAGGACTGTCTTCTCCAGAAAGAAATTTCGTTGACCAATCAATGTCTTTTCTTTTAGAAGCTAAACCCATTTTATTATATTATACAACCCCACCAATATCTTCAACATACATCTGCAGAGGAATAGTCCCGCTAGAAGCAACAACAGAGTACGCTGGTAAGTTATTGGATGATGCGCCAGTAGTTCTATCAACAGCAGCAAAGAATGAACCATTTTGAAACCCAGAAACATTGCTTGCTAAAACTACAGAATAAACCCCAGCGCCAAATTTAGAATCATAAGAGTTATTACGCAAAACATTATTAGCAATTGTTGCGTTAGCTCCAAGCGTTGAGACATCAATAAAAGTGAATGGTGGAGCAATGAAAGACGAAGTGCTGATAACAGTATTAGCACTACCTGATATGCCTGAACGGATAGTCAATACATAGGTGCTATCTTCAGCACCTTTAGTATCAACTGTAAAACCTGGAAAATTAACTGTTACACGATAGTAACGACTAGCCCCAATAGTTACACGATTATCCCCACCACCAGTGCCAGAATCATCTTTTAAACTAATAATCTCATGAGCAGACTGGAAATCGGAGAACGGTCCAACTGTGCTAGTAACCGTTTTTAGTTTCTTTACACCTTGGGGGTTATCGTCAGTAGATTCCTTAACTTGCTGGATATTAGTAGACATTTGTTGCAATCTATCCCCAGTAATTGGGGTTCCATCAGTCCATGAAATTTGTGTATAGTTCTCGTAAGCCATTTATCTATTATACCTCATTTCTGTTGTCGTATGTATTATATAAAGATTAACCATATATAGTACAGTTATTAGTTACTTTCTAACTCCACCACTTTTTGCTCTAAAACTTCTACTTTTATACAGAGTTCTTGGATAGCTTTAGCTAGAAGGGGGGTGAGTTTTGAATAGTCAACACTCCAAGGGTCCATTTTGACTAAATCAATATTTTGCTCTGAAGCGTCTATTCCAATACTTACTGCTTGAGGATAGACCTCGTAAAGCTCTTGAGCAAAAAACCCAAAGTACTCATCATCTTTTTCATTTTCTGCAGACAGACGCATTTTATAGATTCTAGGCATTAATGAGTTAGTCACGGCAAGAGCATCGTAAGGTTTGTCTACATTGATTTTTAGTCGGCTATCTGAAGTGGTATTATACTGCGTATGAGTAGTATTAGACTGTGCAATAGAACCAATTACTGCGCCGCCTTCGGCAACTCCTAGCGCAAAAACGCAGTAGTTCTTATTTGTCCCAGCTCTTTCACGGTTGATATAAATTGGTGCTGTCCCACCACCAGTTTTCTTTATCTCTATATTGCCTGCTTCAATAATAACACTATTAGTCCCACTAGTCACACCTACAGAGGTAGTAGCAGTGATGGTGCCCCCTGAATGAAATGAATAAGAACTCAGAGTACTTAGACCAACATATACATCTCCAGACGAATTTAGACCATTAACTGCTACATAACCAAGATTTCCAGATATTCCACCACCAGTTATCGTGGTTGACCTGCTTATTGAATCATTCACAACTAGACTTGCAGCAGTTATGACCATTGATGTACCAGTAGCATCATTCCCTAATGTAATTGATCCGTCTGACATAATTGATGCGAATGTCCCCTCCACTTCCTGAGCAATTAGGAATGAAGAGTCCCCAGGACCTGTTTTGGAGTGAAGCATCATTCCTCCATCTCCTGATATAATGTCTTCGCCGCCTATCTCCCAATCACCAATATATCCATCGGTAGCATTAATTGTCCCTGTAATAGATGCATTGTTTGCTGTTAAATTTCCAGATGCGTCAACTCTAAAATTATTAGATGATGTGAATATAGCGCCATTGGCATAAATACCAAAAGTGCTAGCATTTGATGTAAGGTTCCCGCTTGAATCAATATCAATTCCTGGGGTAGTAACAGAGTTAGCAGTTATCGTTCCTCTAATGGAGGTATTTGCAAATTCAGCTGCCCCGTTGCTATTAATAGACCATCCTGAAACTCCTGGGCTGTAATTACTACTTGAGATAACATTATTGACAAGAACAATATTTGCAGCTAACTCATCTGCAGTGATAGCCCCTGCAGCAATCTGACCTGCTGTAATTGTGTTAGCAGCAATTTCATTTGCTGTAATAGTATTAGCAGCAATCTCATTTGCAGTAATAGCATCTGCAGCAATTAGCTTGGTAGAAATAGAATTAGAAATAATATCTGAATCACCATTGACAGTCCCTGGTTGCAGGATTAAACCAGCAGGTTTCAATACCGCATTATTAACTGTTTCTACAATAAAATTTTGGAATGAATTATAATTCGTTGTCTGAGATGCAATACGGGATGGATCGCCTAATAAACCCCAAGAAAAATCAAACAAAGAATATTTAGTGGTATCAATAAAACTGGAGTTTTCTCCATCATGGGAGTGACCACCCTGACCAGGGTAGAAGTAAATAGTATTTTCACTAGCCATTAAGAAACACCTCGTAGGATTAAATTCTGGGTTACAGTATCCCCAATAGCTGTACTATGAGAAATAACCCAGTAATCAGTATTAACTATATCTAACGCATTAAGCGCTGTTATTCTAATTCTATCACCTAATTGGACTTTCGGCATTGCCGTAACTGATACATTAATAATTGGGACTGGTATTTGCGTTTTTTCAATAATAAAGTCAGCAAGCTTTTTAGCATGTACAGAGTTTGTAATGAATGGACTCTGTATCGTTAAATCTTTAACCCCGTATTTTTTAATGCTAACATTTGTTGAAGCAGACTGCTCTTTAACCTGTAAGTTCTGCTCGCTCATTACAACAGCAGTTCCACCAATAGTTGTTGCATAAGGATATTGTGTTTCTGGGTTTGTCCCTTGCAACCAAGCGAGCTTACCTATTTCAACATCATTAGTTGCAGAAACAATTAATTCAGCGCCATATGCGTATGGTAAATATCTAGATATTTCAACTCGGGCTGGGGAATCAAAAAGAATTGAAGAAACAAATGGACTCTTAATATTATAAGCTGGTGACTTATCAAATTTAAGGTCATAATATCTAGATTCCCTAACCTTAGTCCCAGAGGTATGAGCAGCAGCAGTTGTTTGAAACTGTCCACGCTCTAATCCATTGAAAGATACCGCTGTTTTTGAGATGTACTTAATAATTTCGTCATCAATTTTAAGATAGCCGCTGTCTGGGTAAACTGGGTCTAATGTAGTAGTAACATACATAGCAGAATCAATCCCGCTTGTATTACTTGCAATATTTGCTGTGAGAGCAGTGACTGCCAATGAAGCGTTATCTGGAGCTGTCCACAAATTTTGTACCGAAGATGAAGATGTCTGAATACCACTCACTGGAACAACAACTTTATTACATTGCAGAGCAACTACATAATCAGCTTGAATTATATTAGTTGAATCACTAATTGTTGTTTGAACAACAGCATGTTGATTAATTGTAGATTCAAAGAACCTGTAATAATGTTCATACCTTGCACAATCAGTTTCATCAACATAAACACGACCCATATCGGCAAATGTAATCCCATCCATAATTCCTCTGATAGAATCCTCATTACCATACAAGAATGCAAATTGAGTAAGAGGCTGCATCCTTGCCTCAGTATATCTATCACTTACTTCATTAGGAGTAAGGCATTCATTATAAATAGCAAACTCATCAGCATAAAGACTTCTAATTGTCGCTGGAGCTACTTCTGCACCAGCAGTGTATGTTGCCCCTCTCCCACCAATCGTAATTGGCTTTGAAGCCCAAGAAACAATGGTTCCATCAACAACCTCAGTGTCTACTAGGGCACCGTTAACATAATACTTAAGATTATCCCCATCAAAAGTAGCAATCAGATGTGAAGGCGAAGAATTAGACAATGCAGTGTTGGAAGAAACAGTTTCTGTTGTAACAGTAGAGTTAGCAAGTGCTTTAACTTTAAACCCATGAGATGTAGAGTTATTAAAAAATTCAAAACCAGCAGTAGATGTTGAATTATTCCAACAACTTAAATACTCTCCATCGCTACTGAATACTCCATTATGGAATTTCCCATAGAATTCAATTGACCATCTTTCATCAACAGTTACATCAATGCTTGCATGGCTAGGTATTCTGATGTATGAATTTGATTCCAGTAAAACCGATTTGTCATTTACATCAGAAATTAAAAACGAAGGTTGACTTAATTTTGGTGAATCAATATATATCGCATTGTTCCGATGGTTATTGGCATCTGCAGTAGTGAGTACTCTAGACGGGTCTTTCGTCCCGATACTATCCAGCGCAACAATCGTGCAGCACTCACTTGCACCCACCAAGACATCTGACCCACCATCTAATGCTTTGTAAAGGATAATATCAAACGAAGCAACTCCACCAGTATTAAAAGAATGATAAAATTCAATTCTTATCTTTCTTGGGACACCCGCAGTAAGATTAACTGAGCTTGAAGCAAATCTTGTAGAAGTTGTAGTGATATTCCAACGATTAAGAATTACAACATCATCCAAATATACTCTAACTCCACCGTATGCTATTCTAATTACGATTTGTTGTAAACCAGAATCTGTTGGTATATAATAGCCATCAAATACACCATTAAAATATTCGGAATAAACAGTCCCATCAGTTCCAGTAAAAGTGTAATTATCTAAATTTAGAGCATATGTACTAGATGTTGATATTGATTTAGAAAGCACCGTAATAGTAGGGGATGTGAAACTCTTTTCTCCGAGAGCTTTGTCCAATGGGGATAATTCTTTATCAATAGCATCTGCTAAAATATCCTTAACAGAAACATCTTTTTTGTTTGCTGGCATCCCCCAAAATCGTGCCCTCAACCCCGAGGCTGGAATGATATTATTACCACTCCTATCAACGGTATCTTCATTGAAGGAATACAATGCAACAGCCCCTCTTTCACGAGCCCCATGCTTATAGCTTTGTAACTTTTTAATATCTGCTTTTGGGAAGTTCGCTCTTAATAAAAGATTTTGAACGGCATCATCCGCATAAACATTCTGTAAAAAGAAACCATAATTAATGGTTCTTTCAGACAAGAACTTTGTCCAGTCTTGCAAGTTAGCACTCACTGTCATATCTGTACCTATTGACCATTCATCAACATAGAATGTCCCATTTTTTACATATTCATAAATATCAAAACGGACAATACTCCCAGCACTATGGGCTTTAGGAATAGTTCCGCCATACCCTCGCTGTGACACTGTTACCACCCCAGAACTATTCACTGAAGAGCAAAGAATTGTTTCCTCGGACTGTGTTCCATAATTAATTACAACAACAAACTCATCCCCAGCACCGCCAGCAGGGATATTGGACTTATCCAAAACAGTAAATGACATAGCCGTGTTTGAAATATTGCTAACAAGCTGAGTCTGTAAAAATGATGCATTGATATTATCACTACTTGGCTTCTTAATTCTCCAACCAGTATATACCTCAACTTCTAAATCCTTTACCATATATTTACCATAAAGAGATGAAGTATTAAAAAGATTAAAAACTTTCGTTGTGTTATCTAATGTTAAATCAACAACAGCAGTTTCTGACCCACCGATTGGTAAACTGGTAGAATGGACATCACGAGTTCTATTTACTGAGTACGAAATAATATAGTCACTGATGTCAATTTCATACATTGGAACTATTTCTTGAATTCTTGCATAATCTTCTGGGTATACTGTTGAATGGATTGTTACTTTAATTTTTGAAATATCCTGGGTAGACAATGCGCTTGATAGAACATGGTCCGTATAGTAACTACCATTCGGTATTACACCCAATTCACTAAATACTAAATTTAATGAACCGTCAAAAGCTTCAACAGTATATGTTGATACTTGACCATTAAACTCAGATGTTACAACTCTAATTTTATTTACTTTTCTTGTTGTAAAGGTTGCTTGAAGATATGGGTCAGTAGCAAACCCATATCCACTATATGTAGCATGAGTATTAGCACTACTTACACTATTTGACCACCAACCAAATTCAAGGCTGCTTCCAATTTGTGTGTTAGACAAATCGTTAGTAGTAAGCGATGGCATTGCATACCAACTACCATCTGCCTTAATCACATCGCCATTTATATCTTTAGCACCAGCAACTCCCCAAGTGAATGACTGTCTTTTAATTCCGTTAAAAGCTTCCGAGACTGGGAAGAAGAAGCCCCGAGATGGGTAGGCTGTATTTGCGGGAGCATCATTTGTTGTGACAACTAGGTTATCAAGATGTCGGCTATCCAACCACTTAATAATAACTTTTGGCTTTATTTTCTGTGCTGGTGCAGCAATAGCTGAATTAAACGAATTAGAGAACTCCTTTCCATATAATCCAGATGTTAACATTTAAACCTCTTCTAGCGTCATTGCGCAACCAAAATAGTATACACCACTAACCAAATCTCTTCTAATCAAATCTTCATTAAAATTAGTAATAAAGACATTAATTGTTTCTTCCGTATATGGAGTTAAACCACTTTCATCTTGACGAACAATTGTTAAAGTATGGATATCTGAATCCATTGCCTTATCTTTCAAGTAATTCCTAGACTCCCTGCGATCAACAGTTTCTTCGCTTTTATTAGGGATAAAACTCCATCTTGCATTAAAGGTTCTCTTAGACCCACCAAATTGAGCGGCGTTCTTATAATATCTAGATGAGTCACCAGCCCAATTTACATTTTCTATAAACACTGGGGCTGCAGAAATATCAAATGTTCTTGACTGGTTCGTCAAAGGAGCGCCATCAAGTAAAAGCAAGGCTCGTATCAATGTAGAGTCGGCTGTAATGTTCGGACTAAACCTGATCATTTCTGCTGTTGTACTACTATTAAAATTGTTAATATTTATTCTAATAGTCGCAAGGAATATGTCCACATTAACAGTGCTGGCATTTGGGATTGTTCTAACATTACCCAATACTGATATTAATGAACCAATCATTTTTATTCTGAGAGCACTAGTCGTTACAGATGAGGTTGGGGTGATCGCTGAAGAAACCAAGACAATCCCAGTCGTTGTAGCAGAAGCGTTAGCTGACCCAGAAAGTTGAGCGCTACAGAATGCTGTTTTACTAGTGCTTGAAGTTAGTGAAGATGTACACGCTATTGAAGATGCGGCATATGCTACCTTCTGAATGGAAGTTGATACACTCACTGACCCAGAAAGGGTAGTGGCTGAGCCTTCTCTTATCGTTGTAGCTACAACAACATCTGCCGCTAGTATATCGGTAACACTAACCTCAGCAAAAATTATTTTTCTAGCAACAATTGATACATCAGCACTAGCAGATAAGCTTGCTGAAATGGGCATTACTTTTGTTGCATTAACTACAATGCTAGCATTACCAGACAGTGATAAAAGTATGCTATCGTCAGCATTATAAAAATCTATGCCATTATTAAGAGGATCGCTAAAGCTGTAGAAATTGCCTGCCATGTCTACTTCTCTTTAAGAGTAATCTCAACATTGTAATAAGCACATTGGTTGGGAATATCTCTTCTAATTAATGTTTCTGAATATGATTCTACATAAACAACTGTATTATAGAACGGGTCATCAGGGTCCAATTTAATTGATAGCGTAGCTGATGATGGAGCTCTAGCGAGATCGTAAAGATAATTCCTGCTCTTGCGACCATCAATAGTTTCTGATGGTTTATCTGGGAGATAAGTAAAAGAGAGAGTATAATTATTCTTTGCATTCTTGATAAATCTTTTTCTATTCCCGTTTAAAAGTTCAGCATTCGCAGCCGATGTGGACATACCCCCAGTAAATAAACGGTTATGCTCAGTAATCTCTTCCCCATTAAGGACAACAAGATGGGTGATGTTTGGTTGCTGTACAGCCATTAGTTAATACCATTATAGCTTGTAAATGTTCTGGACTCATTGCCAGCAGCTTTATTCATTTTTGGAAGAACATTAACATTGTAACTCTTCATCATTGACTTAAACCATTCCTCTTCCCCGACAAATGTTTCAACATTAATATTTACAGTGGATACGCTAGTTGCGCCACCACCAGAATAAGATGGTGATCCAGAAGGTGCGCTAAACCTTGATTGGTTAATATTCTGCATTGTTCTTGCGCCCATGTTCTTCATAGCGCTAGCGCTGATTCCATAATCTCCGCCCTGTAGCGCTGCAGAGAACGACATTGAAGGTGCGCTAGGGACATAACCGCCCTTGGCAAACTTTGGCATAAGATTATTATTAAGCTTTTCTAATGCACCAATGCCTAATCTTGAAACTGCTTTTGCATTAATAATATATTCCCCACCATGAAGTAATGCGGGGACACCTTGCTGTGTAGGGGCATTTATATATCCACTCGGGATCATTCCACCCTTAGCTCTTGTAACAACAGCATTACCTATATTTGATCCTGGTCTACCAACACCAGTAATATATTGCTGGTATGTCAACGGGGCTTGTTTTCTCGCAGCTCTGGCTATATTATTATTCTCAAATGCATCAGCTCTGCCGCCCTGCGTGGTAGGAGTAGTAGGCGTTGTAGGTGGGGCATCAACACCGCCAGCATTACTCTGGGCATCCGCTGCCTGCTCTGCTGCAACTTTAAGACCTACCCACTTCAAAGTTGTTTCAGTTAACTTGTCTTTTAATTCGTCAAATAATGCTTTATTTATTTTAACATTACTTCTTAAACTGTCCGTAATAGCTGTATTGCCATCAATAATAGCTTGATCATAAACTTTCTTAAAGTCAGTAACAAATGTTGTTGATGCTGCTGCAAATGGAGTTAGGAACTCTTCGTTAACAATTCGCAAAATTTCTGTTTTAGCAGCAGTGAAATTTCCAACTAAACCAGTGGACACCAAACCAAAAGCATCAATAACACTTTGCTTCTTTTCCCCAAATTTATCGCCAATGCCAGTAAGCATTCCAAGAGTTGCACCAATAATAGATTGATCAGCTGGAGTAGCGCCCAACCCGTACTTCGTTTGTGCTTCTGTAACAAGATCACCTAGATTTGTGCTAAATGCACCAATAACCTTGTTTGGCATTTTATCATTTATTGTTGTAACAAACGCTTCAAACATATTTCCAAACTCTATGCCATTAGCCAGAGCTGCATCCGTAGTAAGCGTCTGTAGTAAACCAATTTGAGTTTGATAATCCTCAATTGTGACAGGAGGGAACTTAGTAACTAAAGCTGCTGCTGCTTGGAAATCAGCAATAGACTTATCAAAGAAATCTGAAGCAGCAGTCTTCGCCTCGGCAATAGCAGCCTTAAGAGCATCAAGATTTTCTTTTGCCAACTCCTGACCACGCTTTGTCTCAATAGATTTCATGTCTTCACTAAACGATTTCTCGTCTGCACCCTGCTGAAGTTGCATCATTCTTGCATCATCAACCCGACCTTCATAGACAGCCAAGGCGTAATTTCTGCGGAACTGCTCATCAGTAAGAGCCTTTTCATCAATGCGCTTACGCTTCTCTGACTCATAAGCCATTGTCTTCGTAAGAGACTCTTGTGCTTTTTCTAATTTATCAAGTGTTTCAATCTGGACATCAAATACTTTTAGGGCAGCATCTTTTTGTTTCTTAAGAGCATCTTCTGCTTGTGACACATACTTATCTACAGCATTCTTCAATTCACCAGCAACATAATCTTGTAGAGTCTGTAGGACATCTACAATCTCTTTCTTCATCGCCTCGCCAAGATCACCCTTTGCAAAACCATCACCCATATTGTCAGCAATTGCTTCACCACCAGCCACAGCCTCATCCTTTGTACCATCGCCAATGCCCTTGACTGTTCCTTCTGATTTCTTAATACCTTTCTTGACTCCCTTATCAAGAAAATCACTAATAGATCCTGCGACAGAATCCACAGCCCCAAATGCGGCTCCCTTGCCAGCATCTACTAAACCATACAAGCCATCAATTACACCATCAATACCGTCACCAATAGAACTCAAAAATCCCATACCAGGAAGTTTTGATAACCAACCAAATGATTTAGCAACAGCTTTTGGTATAAGTGTAAGAAAACCAATAACTAATTTTACACCAAGAGAAATAAGACCAATCATGCCCTTAACTAAAAGAGCAAAAGCTTTTACACCAAATTTAGCAACTTGTGCAAGAACTGCAGTCAGATAACCAAAAGCGTCACCCCATTTACCTGTAAATACAGAAACAACAAACATTACAATATTTAGAATCATGTATAAGTAAGGCTGAACAACATTCATTACAAACTTCTGGAACACCACAGCGACAAATTTAACAGCTTTTGCAATTCCGCCGAATGCTGAAACAAGACCACCCACCGCTGTTTTTCCTTCTTTACCACCTTTACCAAACATTGCAAAAAGATCAAGGAACGGTCTTGCAATTTCTTTTAAAGCATTCTTCAATATGTTAAATGCAGCTTTCAACGCTGAAAAAGCGCCAGCACCTGATTTTTTAAATTGATCAAAATTCTTAACAACGACAGTAACTGCAATACCTATTACAGCAATTGCAATACCAATACCTGTTGAAATTAAAGCTAATCTCATTAGCTTCAACGCCATAGTGCCACCCTTAGTAGCACCCATAAATCCTCTCATTGCAGTAGTAGCGTTTTTAATTTTTCCAGCTTCTTTGCCAAATCCAGCATCAGCATTTGCTTTAGCTAAATCAGCTACAGCTTTTTTACCACCTTGCATAGATTTCGTATAAACACCACTAGGGCTGAGACTACTAACACCAGATTGAACTCTTTCCGCAACTCTCTGACCAAGTAAATTAGTTTTTACAATACGAGACCCAATTCCGCCTCTACCAATTTTATTAGCAGTCTCTTGAGATATATCCATACCTTTATAAGATCTCTGCAAAGTCATTTGACCAGCAGTGCCTTTTGGTGTATTCGTAATTGTTTGTTTTAAACTAGTAGTTATACCAGCTTTGTCATAAGCTGCTTGCTTAGCAGCCATTGCTGCTCTTTTCTCTGCAGTTTTAATTCCTTGTAGATGTTGAGTCTTAGATGTTGCTACAGATTGCCTATAAGATTTCATTTGCGCAGCATTCTCTATTCTTATATCAGCCATCTTTTGCGCATGCAAAGCAACTTCGTCAGCCTGCTGTTGAGCAAAAAGGGTCGCCTGATTTGCTTTCATTTCAGCAAAAATTTTCTTTCTTAACCCCTGGCTTTCAAGCGGTCCAGCTGGGACACCAACTTGAGGGACAGCTTTTTGTAAACTAAGATCATAGACTCTTTTTGCAGAAGGAGACAAAGTAGCAACCTTGCTTTTATCACGCATAGCAGCAATTGCATCTTCAATAGTATTATTATAAAACCCTAACTGCTTAGCAACTTTCCTTCTTTCATCATCTATTAATTGCGAAGTAACTGAGTTAAATGAAATTTGAGGTGGAGGAGTTAACTGTCTTACTGGCTCTAAATTACTTAAAGCCGATCTAAGAGATGGAGGTCTTTCAATTGCACTTCGCCCTAAAGCAAACTTTTGCCTTGCTGCTGCGGCACCAGTTAGCGCTCCTGCCTCTGGAATAACTGCTTCAGTTATCCCCGCACCCACCAAAGACATTTGTGACCTACCACCAATCCTTTGAGTAGCTGTATTTCTTAAAGATTGATACAGTCTATCTATTTTTTGACGAGTAACTTCAGCAGTAGAACCAAAAGCTACCAATCCACCTTCGGCAGTTCTTATTTGAGGAAGCATTTTTGCAAATGTTCTACCTAGAACTCCCATAGATGCTTGGAAGGTACCTATTGTAATAACAATTGGACCCAGCACTGCAAGAAATGTAAGCACAATAGCAACAACTTTAGCAATACTGTCTCTAGTCGCTTGAGTTAAACCTTCCCAATACTCTTGAAATTGCTCAAGCTTTGCCGACAAAAATTTTATTGCAGGAGCAACTGCTCTTAGTATTTCAGCAGCAAAAAGTTTAAAGTTGTTCTTTATCTTCTGAACAGAAACAGATAAAGACTTTAGGGATATATCTAATTCATTATTAGCTATTTCAGTAGCTGTTATCGGACCAGCCAATTCAATAAGCATCGCTCTTCCAGCTTCTGACGCAACTCCAGCAAAAGTATCTTTTCCTTCTGCACGATCTTTTCTAACTTGTACTGCAACGGCTTTTCGCGCTGCTTTTGCCGATTCAATATCTGTAGTAGACAACGCACCACCTGCCCCTTTACCCTTGTAACCATCAACAGTTGCGCCAGCAGTTCCAGCAGCAACCCGAGCAAGAATTCCAATGTCCCTGAAATTTTCAATAGTAGCTTTTAGAGTTGTATTATTAAATGAATTAAATTTAACAATCGCTTCTTCTGCTATGTTTGCAAGTGAATTTTCTGCAGAGCCAGTTGTTTTTAATTGCTTATCAAACAATGCCAATTGCTCAATGGCAATAAACATTCTTGGTCCCTGTCTTTTCTCAAACAATTGTGACATCAACTTCAAAGCGCCTTCTGTTCCTGCGGCGGAATCTTTAATTTGACTAAACACATCAACAATAGCTTGCAAACCAACTAGCCCAGTTTTTGTGGTTGAATTAAATGCCTGAGTTGCCTCAGTGTTGACTCCGTACTGCGCTGCTAACTCAGCCATGAATTTTGTATTCTTTATAGTTGGAAGAATTAATCTCTGTAATGATGTTTTAATTGAAGTTGCTGAAGCTCCAACATCCAAGCCTGCAGCCTTCATAGGAGCAAGCATCGCTGCAGCTTCTGTCATGGAAAGACCAAAAGCTGTTGCCATTGACCCAACTTCTGGAAGAGAATCAGCGAGGTCTTGGAGAGTCAGTGCAGTGACGTTTTCAATAGCGTTAAATATAGCAAGCTGAGTTTGTGCTGCTTTAATCGCCATTGTCTCTCGTTCACGAGCATCTGTAACTAATCTGAATGCACCGTTTGCCTCATAAGCCCTCTTCGCATTAAAGAAAAGAGCTTGTGATAAATCTTTTGCTGCACCAATGTCCATTCCACCAAGTTTTTCAATACTTGTTGTTAATGTTGTAAGCAATACAATATTCTCTTGTTGAACAATTCCAAGCTCTGCAAAATCTGATGCTAGACCAACAACAATATCTTTTGAAACACCAAATCTGGAGCTAACACCCGTCAGCTGCGAGTCTAACGCCTTGAACGCAGATACCATCTGTTTCATCATTGCTGCCTGTGTCGCAGTTGGCATTTTCCCTTCCATCACACCAACTTTCACAGCGGCTTGCTCAGCACTCATTGCAACGCTGTCAAATACTTTTGATAACCTAGTAGCTTCTTTATCTACTGCCAACAACGACTGGAAACCCAACCTACCGAACAGCATGATAGGAGCTGTCAAGTTAATCATTAAGCTTCTACCAACAAATTGGGCATCCTTACCCATTTTTTGCATCTTCAACGAAACGCTAGCAACATCTGAACCAAACGCTCTAACCCTCGCACCACGCATGGAAGCGCTCATGACTTGCAACTGCGTTTTGGTTGATGCTAGTTCTCTACCTAAAGCAGTAGTTGGACCACCAGCTGTTCTGATTGCCCCTGTATAAGCAATAATATCAGCTTTAAGTCTTTTAGATTCTTCGCCAAGAACTCTTTGGTTATCTTTTAATTCCTTAACAGTCTTGGCATGATCTTTCATACCACGATTTGTAATACCTAAAGCTTTATTTACAGCCCGACTTTGCACATCCAATTTGCTCATTGGAATCGTGATTTCTCTTAAATTGGCGGTTAGCGCTTTAACAGATGCGCTAAGATTAGCTACATCCTTAACCCCATTAGTATGGACATTGATTATAAGATCTACATCAGACATATTTGTACCAATGTAAATTATCCCATTTTATTGAGAAATAAGCAATCATGATTCTTCTGAATAACCCAGACCAATAGCGGCATTCATAATGTCCCAACTACGCATAGCATCAATCGGAGCCCGATCTTCTGGTGTGTACCAATCTTCTTCAAAGTCAACATCAGCACCCTGAGAGGCAGCCAGAGCTTTCATGTTTTTGCTAAACTCATTTGAACAAGCACGATACAATAAAAACAGTTCGTGCAGAATTAGAGATTCTTCTAACTGCTCTAAATTAGCCCATGCGCCAACCTGCACAAAGACTTCCGACTCATACTTCAGAAGGGGGATCTCATTCCAAGTTAGAGGATCTTCATCCTCATCCCCACTTACTCGTTTGGGTTTGGGTCGTTCCCCATTGCAGCAGCCATGACTTCACCGAATGTACGCAAGTCAAGAATATCTTCAAGTGCATCCCTGTCTGCAGCCAATTCTGGGTCTGACTTACGCAAAGCAATAGAAGCTGCACTAACCATCTTATCAATGTCTTCGTCAGTCATTCCAGTCTCGCTATCAGATTTCATTTCATTCGCAACCTTCATAAACTCTCTAAGGTGCTTGATTGTCAAAGCCTTCACAACTCTTGTCTTACCATCAGAAAAAGTAATCTCAGTGCCTTTAAACAAATCAGTGTTTGTTGCCATTTGTATTGCTCCTTGTTTCATATTGGGGATATAGAAAACTCCCAAGTTTCAGTATATCATACCGATCCTTGGGAGTTTCCCTAGTACAAATAATTTATTGGTTTAAATTAGATTTGGTCAATGATTTTGCCGTACTCATAACCCGAATCACCAGTTACTGGCAAAATACGGAATGAAGTTTCAAATACGGTAGCTTCTGCTCTTTTCATTGCAATCATTGAAGTTGTCATTGAGATTGCTCTCTTTGTGTTGAACTTACGAGTCTTCGTCACTGAGGCTGTTGAGCCAGGTGCTTGACCAGTTACTTGCAACGCATACTCAAAAGGGTTCACGCTTTGTGCACCGAAATGGAATGTTGTTGTGTTAGCTGCTGTGGTGTTTGCCTTAAGAGCATCTCCACCAATTGTATTATCGTAGTTCCAAGCCATTGCGAGGTTCTTTAATGTACCCTCAGCAAGAGTTGTCTTAACCATAACTTTAACCTTTGACTGAATGACTCGTGCAGCATCGCCGTACTGGTCAATTTCAATGTCAACCATATCTGGTTCCCACGAAATCTCAAGACCACCTTGGGTTGCGCCTACATCTGTCAAGCTATCAAAATCTGCGTTTGTCATCGTGATGTTAGAAAGACCAGTTTTAACTGTTGCCTCACCAACTACGATATTGGAAGTTGTTACTGCCATTTTATTTTCCTCCTATTACTCAAGGATAAAAATTTTTTTACCCTTGCGATCTCGCCATTTAGAAATCTTAATAGCGTTATCTAATTTTATTTCATTAGAGCGGCGACCTATTCCTACGCCTTTTTGCCACTCAAAATCATAAAGATCTTTTCCTAATTTTACGGCATACCCTGGGGTTTTGCCGATGTATGTAATTACAGTATACTTCATATCCTTTTATGATACCACAAATTAGCTACAGACTAACCGAGAATACGGAAAAATCAAGATCCATTTGATACCAGCCTTCTTTTTCAAGAGGCTCTGAAAGCCCTGAACCTACTAATTGTGATGAAACAACTCTCACATTTGCGCTTGGGACAGTTCCTTGTATCTGATCGCCCCGACCAAGTAAATAAATAATTCTTTCCGAAATTTGGAACAATCTATCCACATTGCTATCGTATATAGAATAACGAATTGCGTCATAACGATTCCAATATGACTCCACTGATGGGATTGCAGGGTTATAATAATAGATTACAAATGGAGGTGTTTCCGTTCCGTAACCGAGGACTGGAAAGAAGTTCATTACTTTCCCAGCAATGCTTGTTAGCGTTGCATCGGCTTTTAAAAATGTGTTTATATCATAGACACTAATTGGCATAACTAAGCTCCTCTTACTCCGCCTCTTACGCCGAAGCCTTGCTTTGTAAGAGCAGCAGAAATCTGTTTTAAGATGACAGCTTTTGCAATTTGCCTGAGCTGTTCTTTCTTAGATTTAATAGCAACAAGTCTAGCTTCATAAAAGAACATACGACTTCCACCCGACCAACCTGGTCTTGTTGCCATAACACCACCATTCCTAGCCTGAATTTTTGCTTTACCTTTTCTACCTGTTAACAAAATAGATGCACCAATTTGCGTATTACGCCCATACTCACCAGTCTCTGCTTTCTCAGGTGGTCTGATCTTTAATCTCATACCAGTTACACCATACGGAATTAAATCGTATTCTAAATATTTAGCAGCCGCACCAACAGACTTAAATGCATCTTTGAGTTTCCCTTTTGATGATTCAAGTGCTTCTCTTTGTGCAGCCTGCACTCTGATCGGAAATATAGAATAATAAAGAGCAGCCGTTTCTAATTGCAATGAAGCTGATTTACTTATTTGAATACTAAGCATTCTCAACCACCTTCCTGCAAGTTAGAAGGACTTGCCTTACTTTACCATTCAACCCAGTTTGTTTATGGATATTAATAATCTCAACAGGACCAGCTTCAATCACATTGCCGTAGCGGTCAACCACATTCTGGATGCGGTTACTATAAGATGCGTATTGTAAATCCTTGTAGGAAATATAGAATTCAATTTCATCAATGTTATCAACATAAGGGAATGTTCTTCTATCCGAAGAAATAGCTTGGTACCTTGCTTTGATTGTTCCTGACTTTGAATAAGTCACAGCTCTTTGCCCTGCTGCATTTGTAGTTGATGTCTTAACATAGACATCAATTTCATGCGAAAGTTTTAAATAAACTCCATTAGACATCAGACAATGTAGTCCATGATAAATAATGTATAATCCATGAGTAAAATATCGGCATCAATATTACCTGTTGTTTCAAAGAAATTAGTGTTAGTGAAATACTCAATAGTGTCCATATCCACTCTATGGATACCATGCCTTCTAAATTCAGAATCATCATTCATCATATCTTCTAGTAATAAATCGGCTGCTTGCTCAATATTATTTGGTACAAACTGCCAACCAAAATCACCTTCAATCAGATACGCATCTCTTGGATAAAATTTGTTTGTTAACAGAGCAACATTCACACTATCTAAAGTTGATCTTCTGAATTGAAGATAATATGTTGACCCGAATCTATGAGGTTCTTTAGCTTTTTCAATATTGTTTACTGTTACATCTTCATAGTCATGTAAAACTTCTTGGTCACTAGTCCCACTATTCATCGTAACTTTACGCAAAGTATTAATTGGGTATGGAAGATGTAAAGTATTCTTCCCTGTCCCAGATATCTCAATAGACTTGTTTGGGTAGTGTTCAAATCCCTGACCACAGAATGTGTTAATGATATTTCTTACTTTCTTTTCCATTTTATCAAACTTGTCATACCAGTCATCTTCCAGTTCGGGATGGTCCTCAAAGAAGGTGTCAGCCGTGATATAAGGCGTGTAGACATTTATATATTGAGATTTGGTATAGGAAGTGCCAGATACAGTATATGTAAAATCAGCACGGTACTTACCCGCCGAATTTAAGATATAGTGTCCAGATGCCTGTTGCCCATAAGTAATGGTATAAACACCTGCCGAAGACCTGGTTGCTGCCGTTGGACCGCTTACGAGAGTTCCGAATTCATGATATAAACTTGCAGAGACCGCATTTGAAGTTGGGTCGGCAGGTAGCGTTAAAGTTAGCGTCTTACTTGTATCAATTTTTACATCATCCATAATAGTCAATTATATCAGAGAAGGTATTCTAAGCCTTAGAATGTCTAAAGAGCTTAAGAAATATAAGAACCCCATTATTTGAAAATAGTTAAAGCCATATAGTTAAGCCCTATCTGTTACCTATTCGGGTGGAGTTGGGAAAACAATCGTTCTGGGATCAACATCTTCTACTGGCAAATCCCTAAGTTGTTGACGATAAGCAGCCCATGCTGTTTTATCGGCAGTGCTATCCTCTATTTGAGTCCAATCAGAATTTAACAAAAGGTGGTTGCGATGAAAACGCACGGCAGCGAGAATAGTTTCATCACTGGCAGATGACGGATCATTTGCGTAACTTATAAAACCATCACATAAAGGATCTTCTTCATCAATATTCAAACCAAAAATTTCCATAAATTATACTCCTGCCAAGATAATATAGTTTACCACGATTGTTGGTTGCATGTTGTTGTGTGCACCACCACCTCCAGTGTTTGCGTTGGTAACAGTAACATTGCTTGTTACAGAGTGAGTGTGAGCACTTTCGGTTGCGTTGGTGACAGCGACATTGCTTGTTACAGAGTGAGTATGACTCACATTCATGCCAGCAGTAGTTCCAGAGTGTGAGTGGTCGGCACTATGACCACCAGTTGTGTGAGTATGGTCGCCTACTCCATAAATAGGACTAGTACTTGTAGTGTATGTTCCACCACCCGCTGATGCTTCGTTTGTATTGGTGTGGGTGCTTGTAGCGGCACCAGTTCTCAAGCCAATTGTGTGACTATGCGCACCACCACCATTGGTTGTGTGTGAGTGGTCAACGCTTGCTCCACCAGTTCCAAATGTGTGTGAATGGTCCGCAGATTGGTTGCCAGTATTAACAGCATTATTTGTAACAGTAGGGGTGTGACCGTGAGAAGAACCAGCACCACTCGTAACTGCATTATTTGTAACAGTAGGGGTATGCCCGTGAGAAGGAATATCTGTTGTTGCTAAAGTAACAGTTTCAGCACCAACCTTTTCTCCCAAATTATTTGCGGAACTTAAAATACCAGCATCAGTACCGCCCATGTTATCAACACCAGCAACCGTGCGACCTCTAAGGTCGGGAATGTTAAAAGTTGTTGAACCATCACCAGCACCATAAGTAGTACCTAGTACAGTAAACAAACTTGCATAAGTAGTACGACTGATTGCTTGTCCGTAGCACAACTGCCAGCCAGTAGGCGCAGTAGCGCCAGCAAAAGCAGTTATCATTCCAATAGGACTAGCTTGAAAAGCAACAAATGCTGTAGTCGCAACTTGAGTATTAGATGTCCCTATCGCCGCAGTAGGTGCGGTAGGTGTACCTGTAAAAGCTGGGCTGTCAGTTGTAGCAATTCCTGTCACTACGCCAGTATTACCATTCACTGAGGAAACACCCGCAGTTACAGCTACTGCTACAAGTGTCCAAGTTGTACCATTATACAACCAGTTTTTTCCAGCAACAGAATAGACCTGTCCATTAGTTGGTGAATTAGGAAAATCTATTGCAGCCATTAAATAGTAATCTCAGACTCTAGCCATGAGATAGTATCCTCATCCCAAATATAAAGCTTATCGTCAACTGGCTTTGCTACAGGGGCATCCCAATTAGTTGTTGTTTCGTTAAGAACCCAAGATGGGAAAGGGCTAGGAGTAATAAATACATCAGCTAATTCATTATAAGAATAACCAACACCTGCATACTGTTTACGAATATTGTTGTTATAGGATGTTTGTTTCCAAGTACCTCCCAAAAGATTGCGACAGAACTCAGCGCCTACAGCCTCTGATTCATCTCCTGCGCTATCTTTACATTCATTATTAGATACCACAATAACTCTTAGTACAGTATTATCTTCACTAATTTCAGCAAAATGTGCCATTCATGCTCTCCTGGATATTAGCAATATCCTCTTATGATATCAAAAATCCGTCAATTTGTCTATCACTTAGATTATAAACTATCTTGTCCATAATTGGACAAATTGAAGAGCGTGACCTTCGGAACCATTCTGAAAGCCACGAGTTTCTGTTGAACCAGAGGACCAACCATGAAAAGACCCGTGACCACTCCAGTGCCAAGTGAATAGTCTTGCCGTTCCGTTTCCTGAACCAAAATCATTATCACGAAATCCAGAAACATCTGTGGATGTTTGAGTCCCCCCTAGCCAAATATTTGGATAACGGCTATTAACTCCTGTCCCTGCATTAGTCCCACCGTCTGTTGGGGTAGAGCCAAACTGATCAACCCACGCAAATGCTGATTGATTAGTTATCTTATGATAAAAACTATCTCCGATGCCAGAATAGCCATCTGTTGCATTACTGATTCTATTTACTACAAGATAGTTTGCTCCGTCAAAATTTTTCCATCCGCTAGCCGTTCCATTCATTAAATAATTAACAAATGAAGAACTTACTTTAGAAATGCCAGCTGCAAAAGCATTCTCTTGCAGAAGCCCAGAAACGGTAAGTTCACTTTCCGTACCAAACCAACCACCGCTATTATCGGAAGATTGACGACCTTTCCCAATTAGAACCCAACCGCCACCGAGGTTTGTCATATCACACCAAAGCCTGACTGCCGCTCCACTATACCCTGTTGGCTTTATCCAATAGTTACCGCTTGTAGTTATTCCAAGTTCATTACGCAAATAGAGAGCGCTCGGTGTAGCCAATGCTTCAGTAGAGCCATCTAGCGCAGGAGGAAGATTACCACCTAGTCTAAAGTTTCTGTGTTTTTTTAATGACCAAACACCAGAAGCGCCTCTTGATGATGGAAATTGCGGCATTAGAAAGTGATACTCCCAGTAACATTGAATACATAAATTCTATATCCATTTAATAGGTTTACTGTTGGAGAACCAGTAGTTGTAGCAGCCGTAAAAGAGTCCGAGTAGCGAACTACAACAATTCCTGAACCACCGCCACCAGATGCTTGGCTGTGACCAGTTCCTCCGCCTCCGCCTCCAGTATTTACAGCGCCAGCACCACCTGGTCCTTCACCTGCGGTGCTTCCTGCTGAACCATTGCTAGATCCGCCTGTGCCGCCAACTCCAGCACCAGTTGAGGAATGAGCTCCCCCGCCTCCTCCGCCGCCTCTTCCTCCATCAGAACCTGGAGCGTAGTAACCGCCGCCTCCGCCTCCGCCTGCGTAGGCTAATGTCGCTCCTGTTATGGATGAAGCTCTTCCATCGCCGCCTTTTGTTGTTAAAGCGCCGTCACCATTTCCTCCTGGACCACCTGCGCCGCCTCCACCATGACCAGCAGTCGGGGTACCAGTTCTTCCACCAAAAGTTGCTGCACCACCAGCATTCCCGTAGCCAACAGATGCTGAAGTTGGTTGTAATCCTCCTCCGCCAGCAGGGCGACCTTGTTCAACTCCACCACATCCACCTCCACTACCACCAGCCGTTCCAGGATTATTTGCGTATCTTCCGCCAATACCACCACCCAGGGCAACGATATTTATACTTCCGCCAACAATGCTTGAGTTTGCTCCAGCGGCATCTCCTGCACCACCACCGCCTACTGTTACTGTGTAAGAAACTCCAGCAACAACAGATATTGCTCCTTCAACAAATCCACCACCGCCTCCACCGCCACCGACATAATTACCACCACCACCTCCACCACCTACTACTAAATATTCAACTGCATTTGGTTTTTGAGATACCCAATTAAAACCAGATACAGCATCTCGTACTTCATTTAAATTCCATAAACCAGATGCCCCAATACTTTGCCCAGGAAATTGCGGCATTAACTAATCTCCTCATAACTACAGACTGCTTCAAGGTCGGAGTTGGCAGAAGCAGTAAGGCGCAATGAGTCTCCTTCTTCTAGATAAAAAGATTTACTAATGACATCCAGTGTTGCATCTGCTGGTACCGAAACTGTTTTAGCAATGTGATAAGCAGTTGTTGAACGATACAAATCAACGGTAACATCCGCAGTATTTGTTCCGTCAATATTAGAGACATAAAGGGCGTTAACTTTAAATACTTTTCCGCTTGAACCAGAATTTGTAACGATTGCAGTTGCCGATGTTGTAATAGCAAGAACTGCTGTTTTTCCCGTGATTGTTGTTACCGATACTATATTAGGTGCTGCCATAATTTCTCCTTGTTACCCGAATACAACTGCCATAGCAATTGCCTTACCTGTTGATGCAGGTGTAAAACCTAAATTTGTAGCCGCAACATTTGCTGCAAGCTGTGTATTTGTAATTGTTGTATTTGCAATTTGGGTTGCAGTAATTGTAGTGTTTGCAATCTGCGTTGCAGTAATTGTTGTATTAGCAATTTGTGTTGCAGTGATTGTAGCATTTGCAATTTGTGTCGCAGTGATTGTAGCATTAGCAATTTGTGTTGCAGTAACTGCTGTATTTGCAATCTTCGCTGTCGTTACGGCTGTATTAGCAATCTTTGCTGTAGTGACAGCTAAATCAGTTATTTGATCAGTAACGATACCTGTAATTAATCCGCCTGTCATTTCCCAAACATAACCCGACCATGTGTATGTGCGTGGACCTACCGTGTAAGTGTCGTTAGTAGCTGGGGAAGCAGGGAATGTAAATGCCATTAGATACCTGCTACGACTTCCTATATCCATAAACGCTAATTTGCCCAGCAGTCATTGTTCCTGAACTATCATTAAAAAATCTAAAATCCGTGTAACTGGTTGAGTTTTCTAATGAACCCGCAAAAGTTCCAACGTAACCACGCCCATAGTACCCACCATTCATTTGAGTTCTAACGGAAAGAAACGGGGCTATCAAATCAAATGTGCTAGATGTGGTTGGTACACCAGCATCAGTAAGACCAACAAACCAAAAGTTTGAATTATTCTGTGGCACAAAAGTCCACGCCGTAGCATTATATAATGCATAAACCATGTTCCCGTAATAACCAGTAGCAGTAGTACCCATTTTCAAAGCAAGTCCTTGCGAAGCACTCGTTTGCAGACCAGTTACAACTACTCTGTAATTATCGTAAGTTGCAGAAAAAACATTTGTAACAGCAGTTGCTGCCTCACCTGCAACAACTGCTTGCGTTTTAATGAACTCTAAACCTGTTGGGTTTTGTGCAGGGCTGTTCGGGATAACCCACGCCGTACCGTTGTAAATATACAAACGGTCCGTGTCGGTCTCAAAAATCATTTGACCTTCAAACGGCACAGCAGGGCGGGTTGAAGAAGTACACACACCAGGTTTAATAATTGATTGCGCACCAACAACAGAACTAAGAGGCATTATCCTGAAATCTCCATAAGGGTAATTCGGTTTACGGCACCAGACCACAAAACAAAAGAACCACCCAATGTAGTGTGGTTTATTCCTGTAAGAGAATAAGTAATAGTTGAAGTAGTACCAGCAGTATCAAAAGCATGAATATCGTATTGTTGATGAGCCGAAACTCCGTATGAACCAGCAGAGTTCATTTGAAAGTTGTGTGTCCAATCACCAAAAGAATTACTACTGGAAGTAATTTTATTACCAGAGCCAACAGCACCTCTGCGAATCCACAAAGAATAATAGTTAGAAAAGTTAGTTGGATAACCACCAAAAGTAAAAAATATAATTATTTTTGAAGAAGCAGACTTTGGAGTAATCTGTACAAGGTTGCTAATAAACATGGTTTCAGAAGCACTAGTAAGATTTTGGTCGCCAAATGCTGGCTGATTAGTTACAACCTGCAAAACACTTCCGTTTGTTGTAGCAGATGACGCAAAATATCTCCACGATGAACCATTCCAAACACCAAGCATGTCGGTGTCAGTTTCATAAATCATCTGCCCCTCAAACGGTGTTGCGGGTCTGTTAGACGAAGTACAAACGCCTGGTCTTAGCCCTTGTGTAGTAGCAGAAATAGTCATCAGCGAATCCTTGTCCCAGAAAAAGAATTGTATGTAATACCAGCAGAATAAAGACCAGTAGCAGGCACAATCCACCTGACTCTTACGGTGTCAGCAACAGCAAGTTTTACTGTTGCTGACGAAATAGAGAAAACATCTGACCCCCCTTGCGCTGGTGTTTGAGAACCATTTATGTCCAACCCAGTGCTACCAGATGTGACTAATTGGATTCTAAAATAACCGCTTGTTCCAATGTTGTAACAGTTTCCTGCAACATTAAATTGATAAATGCCAGCCTGCCCCGCAGGAACAGTGAATACCCCAGAACTGACCGATGATGTGTCATCATACAAGGTGGTGTTGTATGCGAGATAAGCATTATTAACGACACTTCCGTTTCCCCCAGAAAAATACACAAGGAAGTTTGGGTACACCGTTGCCGAAGTTGGTGAATACGAACCTGCGCTACTTGTCAGCACCCACGCTGTTCCGTTGTATACCAACACTCTGTCGGTATCAGTCTCATAAATTTGCTGTCCTTCAAACGGAGAAGCAGGGCGAGTAGAACTAGTGCAAACCCCTTGCTTCAAAGAACCAATACCGTAAGCAGAATCTAAACCCATCAGTTCGTCTTATCCCAGCCAACCACCGTAACATTTACTTTGCTCGCCGTGTCAGACAAGCCCTGTAAAGTCTCAGTAGCCAACAAAACTAAAGCTGTATCCCAAACCATCACATCATTGGCACCAATCGGCAACGCAGACATTATTCTATTAGCAGCAGTAGCCGCAGAACCAATAGCTAAAGTAACAGTACGGTCAACCGTATCCGTGTTAGCAATAATGATTTGCTTAACCACATATGTATGACCAGCCGCTACTGTGAACAAAGTCGTAGTAGAAGTACCAAGTTGGGTAGGCGCACACAATCTTGCTTCCGCTCTGTCACCTGATGCCATATTAGCTCCCTATATCCATAAGTATTATTGCTGCATTCCGAGTATCAGTCATAACATCTGAACTAAATGTTGCATTAACCCATGCGCTACCGCTCCATTGTAGCACTTGACCCGAACTTGCGCTAGTGATAGTTACATCGCCAATATCATCCAGCGCATTAATGGTTGGAATTGTTGCATTTACCCAAGCCGAACCATCCCACTTCAAGAACTGCCCTGTGGAAATACTCGTAATAGTTACATCTCCAACATCATCAAGTGCATTAATAGTTGGAATTGCAGCCCAAGCCAAGCCTGTAGCTGTTGAAGAATTAGCTTTTAAGAAATAACCGTCTGTCCCCGCACTTAATTTTGCAGCAACATTATCAGCAGTTCCTACAATCAAATCACCCTTTGCATCAATCACATTAAGAGGTACGCTGTCTGGGACTGCACCAATTTCTGCCCACGCAGAACTGTAATAAACATAAGTTCCGCCAGTTACAGAGTCAAACCATATTTGACCAGCAATAGGGGAAGACGGAGGTGCATCAGAGACCACTGCAGCCATACCTGAAGAACCAATCTCAACCCAGAAAGAATCATAATAAACAAATGTTTGAGCAGTATCTGAATCAAACCATAAGTCCCCCGAAGATGGGCTAACAGGTGGTGTTGTAGAAATCGCTATACTGCTACCAGTAGCGATAGCAGATGCCGCAGAGCTTAGTATAGAAATTGCATTACTAGAATCCTTATAATATAAAATACCATCATTATAATTGACAGCAAGCTCCCCAGCTTCAAGCGAAGTGGGGGCTGTATTTGCCGTTCCAGAATTCTTTAATTTAATTACATTAGCCATTCAAGCCTCTTAATTAGAAAGTACCACCATCTATTGTAGCAGTATTTGCAGCAAGCGCTGTGAGCTGTGAGCTAAAGGCTTGAACATTAGACCCAATTGCAAGACCCAATGCAGTTCTTGCATCAGAAGTCGTTGTTGAACCAGTACCACCATAAGCAACACCGATAGCAGTTCCTTGCCATACGCCAGTGCCAATAGTTCCTACAGATGTAAGGCTTGAAGTAATGACGCTTGATGCCAAAGTTGTATTTGAAAGAACGGCAGAGCCGCCAATGTAGTATGACTTACCAGCAAGAATATTGAAATGCTCAGAAGATGTCCAAGCATCGGTAGCATCTACCCAGTTAAGAGTCTTGTCTGTTGCGCCAAGAACTGTAATACCAGCACCATCAGCTGTTGTATCTGTTGGTGTTGCAACATTAGCAAGAACAACATTCTTGTCCTCAACAACGAGTGTTGCTGTGTTAAGAGTTGTTGTATTACCATTAACAATCAAATCCCCAGAAACTGTGAGGTTGTTTGAGATAGTAACATTGGCTGGAAGGCTAAGCGTTACTGCACCAACACCAGAGTTTGACACTGCAATCTCGTTCGCTGTTCCTGTTAAACCAGTTACAAGGTTTGTTGCTCTATCACTAACTTGTGAAGCAGTGATTGAAATTGTTGAGTTTGCAGCAGCAGTTAAACGACCCTGTGCATCAACAGTAAATGTAGCAACAGTTCCTGCAGCACCATAAGAACCACCAGTAACGGCTGTGTTATCAAGGTCAATTGTAACCTGATCTGTTGCACCACCAGCAGTTGCTGTAAGACCAGTACCACCAGAGATTGTTAATGTATCCCCTGCAGTAATTGTTTGACTAGTTCCAGTATCGCCAGCAAGTGTGAATGCTTGAGCAGCTACCGAGAAGTTGACCTTTGTATTGGCATCATCATAAGTAACTGTAATCCCAGATTGTGTACCATTAGTTACTAATGTGCCAAAAGCATCTTGGGCAGCTTCTACAAAATCAGAAACGGCTGTTGATGCAATTGAGATTGATGTAGACACAGCATTGGTCAAACGACCTTGAGCGTCAACCGTGAATGTTCCAACAGAAGATGCATTGCCATAAGTAGCAGCTGTAACAGCGGTATTAGCAAGATCCAAAGTGACAGCACCAGATGTTCCACCACCAGACAATCCAGTTCCAGCGGTTACTGATTCAATATCACCAGCATCGTTGGTAAAGCTAATTACACCAGTTGTAGTATTATAGGCAAGATCTCCAGAAACACTAATTGATGCTCTTGTATTTGCTGTAAAATCACTAACTTGTGAAGACAAGATAGAGATTGTATTACTAGTTGCTCCTGTCAAACGACCTTGAGCATCAACTGTAAACACACCAACAGCTGATGTGTTACCATATGTACCAGCAATAACGGCTGTATTATCAAGATTTAATGTGATTGTGTCAACAGATGCTGCTGATGATGTTAAACCAGTTCCACCAGCAATTGTAAGAGTATCAGTTCCACTAGAAATAGAAACTGAGCCGCTATCGCCAGCCGCTGTAAAAGAAGTTGCGACATTGGCAATTGCACCGTCAACATAAAGCTTGGTAGCGGCATGGGTGTTTGCAGAAGGGGTAGGCACAATAACTACACCAGAGAAAGTTTTATCCCCAGTAATAGTTTGCGTTGTCCCGAGCGTAGTGTATGCTCCATAACCGCCAATTGCAATAACAGATGTTGCACTGCCACCAGCGCCACCAGTTCCTGTACCATAATACAAAATATTGTCTGCTTCGTTAAATGCTAATTCCGCATTTTCCAGACTTGTTGGTGCACCTGCAGCACCAACAGATGACCTTCTCTTAATTCTTAGCGTATTAGCCATTAGTAGTTTCCTCCATCCATTAATAACGATGCTGCACTATGAACATGATCTGCCCTTGCTGCTAGCACACTCACACCTA